AGAGGGCGGCATGAAGGGCGTCGGGATCGGCGGGGCAATCGTCGGCTACGGTGGGCATTTACAAATCCTCGATGACCCGATCAAGAACTGGCAGGAAGCGCACAGTCGGGCCTGGATGGAGCACTTCAAGGGCTGGTGGGGCAGCACGTTTATGACCCGACTTCAACAAGATGGATCGGTCGTCGTGATTCAACACCGATGGACCGAAAACGATCCGACAGCATGGTTGCTCAGTGAATACCCCGGCGCCTGGAACGTGATTTCACTGCCGGCATTGGCACAAGACGGCGATCCGCTGGGACGGGCAGTAGATGAACCGCTGTGCCCGGAACGGTTTGATTACGAAGCCCTATGCGGACAACGCCGCGATGTTGGCCCGTACACATGGGACGGCCAGTACCAGCAGAATCCGCGACCAATCGGCGGGACAATTGTGGGACGCGACCAGTTTCAATACTGGACCGAGCGCCCCGCGACTTTTGATGTCGTAATTCAGTCTTGGGATTTTGCGACAAATAAGAAACCAGGTTCGTGGGTTGTTGGGCAGGTGTGGGGAAAACGCGGCTCTGAGTATTGGTTGCTCGATCAAACACGTGGACGATGGAGTTTCATTGAATCGCGGCAGGCCGTTTTGTCGTTGTCGGCGAAGTGGCCGGAAGCCGTCGCCAAGGTCATTGAAGCCAAGGCAAACGGCCCGGCGATCATGTCCGATCTCGGTGGCCTCATTGACGGGCTGACGCCGTGGCCGCCGCCGGGCATGGCGATGAGCGACAAACAAACTCGCTTTCTCGGCGTCTCGCCGCTCATTGTCGCTGGTAACGTCTTTGTGCCAACGCCGTCTGTCGCGCCATGGATTCACGACTACCTCGAAGAATTGACCGCCTTTCCTGGCGAACCTAACGATCAAGTGGACACAACCTCGCAGGCGCTGCAATACCTACGCGATGTGAAACCGAAAGCGCCATTCGTTATGCGTGGCGGCTGGAAGTAGCGATGCCCTTTTTTGATTTCGTACTACGGCGAAAGCCTGTTGAACGCAAGGCCGTGGCCGAGCCGGCCTTTGTCGCGGCTGAAGTCGCACGGATGCTTGTGTCATCTTTTGACAACCAGCGGGCGGCGTGGTCCGATTGGAAAATAGGCAAGGCGGTTCAGGAAGGCTACAAGTCGTCGACCATTGCCTATACCTGCATCCGTAAACTCGCGGAAAATACGGCGCAACCGGCGTGGCAGGCCTATCGGCGCGATCCTGATAATCCCGACAACTGGATCGCGGCGATGCCTGACGACCCGTTGCAGCAACTGATTGACCGGCCGAATCCGTTCTGGTCCTGGCAGCGCATGATCGAATTTCTGTCGATGCATTTGGACCTAGGCGGAAACGGCATCTGGTACAAGGTTCGGGCCGGCCAACCAAAGATGGTCAAGGAATTGTGGTGCTTGCCCCCCGACACAATCGCGCCAGTCAAGGATCGGATGAAATATCTGACCGGGTATGAACAACGCCTTGACTACGGCGATACGAGAATGTTACCAACCGCCGACGTGGTTCACTTCATGCTTTCCGATCCGGCGAACGAATGGTGGGGCATTTCTCCGTTACTGGCCGGAGCCAAAGCCGTCGATACGGATCGTGCGGCTGTGGATTGGAACAAGATCGCTGCCGATAATCGCGGCGTGCCCGATGGGGTGTTTAACTTCAAGACCACGCTGACGGAAGATCAATGGGCCGCGAATCGCCAGGTCATCAAGGACAGTTATCTCGGCCGGGAGAACGCGCGCCTACCGATGATCTTTTCGGTGCCAGAGTTGGACTTTCAAAGCCTGGCGAACACGATGGTTGAGATGGATTTTCTCGCCGGGCGCAAATTCACCGCTGTTGAAATCTGCATGTTGTTCGGCGTGCCGCCGGCCGTCGCGGGGCTGTTTCAGGCGGGGGCCGCGCAGGCCGAAGTGGCAAATGCCCGCGAGGTCTTTTGGCTCGACACGATCATCCCGCGCCTGGTGCGAATCCGCGAAGTGTTGAATCGGTTACTGGTACCGGAGTTCGGTGCCGATGCGTCGCTGGACTTTGATATCTCGAATGTTGATGCCCTCAATGGCCCGTTCAGCCGCAAAGTGTTGACGGCGGGGCAACTGTTCAACATGGGCTACCCCGCCAACGTCGTCAACAACCGCCTAGGTATGGGGATGCCGCCGATTCCGGGAGGCGATCAGGGTTACATGCCGGCCAACTACATCCCGACGATTCCGGGAGCGGATGGTGAAGGAGGCGGTGGAACGGCATGACGGACGAGCAGATTGCCTTTCTAATCGTGGGTGCGGTCTCTGCGGTCTTTGGTGTGCTTCTAATTGCCGTAATAACCCGGTTTCGCCCGCCGGGTAACGGATAGCCCTGACGACCGAGACCCGGTTTTCCCTTCTCCCGCCGGGTCTCGGTCGCTCCCCCAAAAAAGGTGCGCGATGTGCGATGCGTGCGAACATGACGAGGAAAAGGCCAAACGAGTTGTCGGCCTGAATCCTTACGGGGCAAACAAGCCGTCGCCGTTGCGGCGACCGACCGGTACAGGCACACGACACCCCAAGCCCAAACTGCCCGAAGGGTTTCCGCGCTACCTCAAGCCGATTCCGGTCAACACGCGCAACATCGAGCGGCTGTTGCAGGCACAGATTGCATCGAGCAGAAATGGCCTGCAGCGATGGCTCTACTCGACCTGGACCGCACAGGCCGAAGCGTTGAAGTATCAAGAAATCCGAAACGCGATCCGTGAAGGCGACATCTCCCAAGCGGTTCTGAGACGCTGGCACCAGGACTACGCAGCGTTCATTGAGGACAAACTGAAGCCGCAATGGGTGGCGGCGATGAGCAAGGCCGGAAACGCGATGTCGGCTGCGGCAAAGCGGTCCCTGGGCTTGTACATTCAGTTCAACGAAGGCGCCGAACGGCTGCGGCGGTGGACAGAATTTCGCTCGACCGAACTGGCGGTAAACCTGACCAAACTTCAGCACGACGCCATGCGGTCGGTAATTACGGAACTCGGCGTGCAGCAGGGAATGGGACCGGAAGCATTGGCGCGTTACATCCGGCCGCTTGTTGGACTGACGCCGCAACAAACCGCAGCCGTCGCGGCAAAGCGCGCCGCGCTAATCGCGGAAAAAACGCCGCCCGCGAAAGTGGTCAACCTGACTGAAAACTACGCGGCCTTTTTGCACCGCCAGCGGGCGTCAAATATCGCCCGCACGGAATTATCCTTCGCGTTCAATCAGGGCGCGTTGGAACAGATGCGCCAGATCAACGACAGCGGAAAACTCGGCGATCCGATAGTCAAGACATGGCTGGCCGCCGAGACGGAAAATACCTGTGAGTTCTGCATAGAACTCAACGGACAGTCGGTTGCTTTGGAAGATACATTTCCCGGCGCGTCGGCGGGTCTGCCGAACGTGTACACCCCGCCCGCGCATACGTCCTGTATCTGCACCTTGATCTATCAAGTCGCCTCGGCAACCGGCAAGCCGTTGTTGCGCGCGGCCTAACGAATAACGAAAAGGAACAAGCGATGAAATCACGGCGATTCAAGATGCCAGCGGGTATTCCGGAGATCAAAGCGTTCGGCTGCACGTTCGATGTCAAGGCGGACGGAGCCGGTAGAACCTTCGAGGGCTACGCCGCGACGTGGGATTTGGATAATGGCGACGATCAGATTCACAAGGGCGCTTTCGTCAGAACCATTCACGAAGGATTACCGGCGCGAAAAATCAAGGTCCTGTATCAGCACGACCGCTGGACGCCCATTGGTATGCCGACGATGATGGAAGAAGACTCCAACGGGTTGCATGTGGTTGCCGAACTCGCCAAAACCCCCAAGGCCGACGAAACGCTTGAACTGATGCGGGTGGGCGCATTGTCAGCCCTGAGCATCGGATTCATGCCGGTGCATTACGAAATGGAAGAACGTGATAACGGCAAACGTTCGATTCGACACCTGCATGAACTTGCCCTTTTTGAATTCAGCCCCGTGACATTTCCGATGAACGAAAACGCCGTCATCACCAGCGTCAAGGCCGCGCTCGGTCTGGGAAGCATCTCGGACCCGGCGGTTGAACGGCTGATCGAGATGCTGGTGAAATCCGGAGAAACCTTCGACTTGGAAGCGAAAGGGCCGACGCGGTTTACCGACTTGCCGCTCGCGGACCGTGATTATGCTTGGGACGCGGCGAAGGCTGACAAGCGCGTGCGTGACTGGGCTGGAGCCGAAGAAGGCCCGAACGCGAAATACGCCAAGGCGTTCTTGTGGTTTGACGATGACGCGCCGGAGAATTTCGGAAGCTACAAACTCGGCTTT